AATATTAGAACGGTGGCGAGCTAAGCTCCGGCGTAGCTAAGGTTGTTGGGTAGGGTAGTGGTACCACTACTGCTACGCGTCCACACTAGCTACCGTGTAGCAAATCGATGACCCGAAGTGCCTTAATACGAGCTCCGGTGAGTTTTAGGAGAGAGAAAACCTACTTTTTCAGTCCACTTACACGCGCCTTCCAGACACAGGGACAGGGGTATTTTAGTCATTTCATGTTTATGAGACACCGATATATCGGTGTCTCAATTGGGGTCTTTGGGGGTATTGGTGTCCCATTTACCTATCGGGGTCTCCAAATTAACCTTGTGGTTAATTTTATTCACATTTACCGTGCAGTAATTACTGAATAATTACTGTGTACGGATCTTATCATATATATTTATCACAATGTCCCATTTTTTTTTTTGGTTTCTTTTTTGTTCTTTTCTTCTACTCATGTTTGTTTCTTCTCAATCTTGGTTTTCCTCTATTCCGGTGATTTGTTCACCGCTGCGCTACCATATTTTCAAAGGAAATTTCAGGTTTGTGTTCTTGTTTGTGTATATTCTTCTGTTTATGGTTTTTTTGATATCTTCTTTTTTAATTTCAAATTCTTTTATTTTTTTATTTTTTATCCTAATCATTATTCTTTCTTTTTTCTTTTTTTATATGATTGATAGTTATGTAACTATCAATCATACATATCTCCACTAACATTCATATGCTACATATTAAACCACGTATATGAATTATGTCCATAAATCATGATATATGTCCATTATTTAAGACGAGTAAACTCACGTACCAAATCACAACTCAAGATTATGACGATAAAATATAATAACACAAAGGGATTGGAGATTACCATTGATGTGAAGCTCAAAGAAGACAATTCAATTATTGTTCAAATTGAACTGTGCTCGACAAGATCACCAACACTGGCAAAGAAGATATTCATGATTCCATACGGCCATGATGGGATCATACCACCATTCGACTTCATCAATTTAGAGGAAGGGATACGTAATATACTGAAGTTCATGTACAAGGATTCTCATATTGGTGATTTCCGACAGGAGGACATGGTCGAAACTATTGATATGCTGATGATGCAAGAGGCACCAGTAATTGATATACGTATAGGAGATGACTACGATATATGTACGAATGCTACTGTATAAGTGTATATTTATACTATCAATAAATAAAATCTTAAATTACATAATTTAATAAAAGGCCCAATACAAATTCAGTTCAAAGCCCAATAAAATACGGCCCAATAAGAGAGGCCCAGTCCAGTTTTCCTTTTACTGTAAAGTGGGTCCCACCTGCAACACCAAAAAAATCGCTCGCCACCGGT